GGCCGGTCTTCCACCTCTTTTTAGGAGGAAAGAGTTTGAGCCCTGGTTGTCAACCAGGGCCCAAAGTCAACCCACTGTGGCACAAGGACTTTACAGACCTTGTAGCTCTCAGCCGACGGAATAGACCCCGTCGGAGAAAGCCCACCTTCTGACCCAAAGATCTTCCCCAGCTCCGCGTCTCGAGACAATACCCTCTCGGGCACTCCAAGAAGAGTACGAAGCAGGTAGGGCCAGCCGTCAGCTTTAACGTAAGTCGAAACGGGGAGCCTCACGGCTACTCGAAAACCTTCCCAGCCCTTAGGGGCGCGGGAGGGGGTGCATTCATCAAAATCACCGATGAGCGCACTATCCCCAAAACCATCGGGGATCTTCGGCCTGCGTAGCTTGTAAGGAAGCATAGAAACAGCTTCCTTATACACAGAAAGGAAACGACCATCCAGACCATAGGATAGTCGCGCCCATCTCCTCAAATTGTTACAAAAGAGGAGAAGCTGTGCGACGTTCATGTCCTCACGGACATAGAAAGGTGTCACATCCTCCCCCAGAAAGTAATGCTTACCGCACGACTCTCTGAAGGGCCCCGTCAAGAATGTCTTTTTCGCATTAACGGAGAAACCGCAATACGATAAAACCTCTATCAAAGGCAGAGCCGTAGCCGTGGAGACGATTAAATCATCTCCATAGACACGGACCTCGGATCCCACTAGTCCCAGTAGTGACTGTACCGAAGAGATAAGGGCCCAGAAAATCAGGCTCTCAAGCTCGAAGGTGTAGCCATTTCCCATGGACGAGAACTTCTGGTAGTATATCTTCTCACCAGAAGGTAGAATGCCAACACGGCTGCGGCACAGCTCTAATGCCGCAAACCAGTCGGATGGAAGGAGGCGATAGACCAGCTCGGAAGAAACGCTATCACTAGCGCTCGCCAAGTCAATCGTCGCATACTCCCCCGTGAGAGCGCCCACTCGGGCCAGGTCCTGGTTAGGGACCTGGTTGTTCAAGTCGACACCCACACGTCGGAGACGCTGGCGTATGACACCGCCAATGCCCTTCTGAGCAAACATATTCAGAAGGGGTTCGATCGCAATACAGCGATCCGTCTTCGCATTCTTGGGCACAGTGGTAATGCGATTGCCTGGAGCCAGTGCAATAAGGCTGTCTCCAAGCGACTCGGAGGATAAGTTAGTCCTCAGGTGGTAACCCCACCCCGGAACTGCTCTAACAAGGCAGTCCCCGAGAATCGCACATTCTCTAGTGGCTTCCGGTATCCCGGAAAATTTATAGAACGGATCACTACGCCTACGGCTGAGAGCGAAAGTCGCTCCCGGACCAAAGCCGAAGTAACGCTCTGCCTCGTTCCAATTGAAGTCGCCTAGGAGCCAACGGATTTTTGCTGCTGCAGTGAATATCACCGCATCAGGGGTTATCCCCGTTTTAAAAGGGAGCCCTCCGGGACTTCTAAGACGACGATTTGTCTCAAGACAAGAACGCTCACTGTCTGCAAACTTCGCCAGGGCCACCTCGGCCCGATCTACTCCCAAGTCCCATGAAGGGAACTTAGAGAATATCTCGGAGACGAGATAGTCCCCAGCAAAGTCAGCGGCAGACGTGTAACCCATAGGGTCAACGCTACACGACACTAAACCCAAGTAGTCACGGTTTTTAAGACGGACTGATTGGCTAAGTGCGACAGGGCTCCCGACAGCCTCAAAAATGCTGCCGGAAAGCGATTGCACCGTGTTAAACCACCTACGACTGGCCTTAGACGGCCGAAAGTCAGGTCTCATGGATAGATACTCCAAGTGAGTGTCTCACATGCTAGGAGCCCCTAAGAGACTTCCTAGACCGATGGCCCGCAAGGGAACACCGGTCCAGGGGGGACTAGCAGAGGAGAGACGACAGATTCCTGCGATCTACTGATCGCGTCGAGGGCAGCTTGGGCAGCGGAAGTTACCGGATTCTGCGGGAAAAGAACACTCCCTACAGAAACGATAATCGCCGCTACCGTGAGCCACTTCTTCGACGGTAAAACCGTCGGAGAGCCCGAGCTCGGCACGGAAGTCCTGACGGGCTTTCGCGGAGAACTGCCACGGGATACTTTCCCATTCGATGGCGGTCGGGTCGACATAATCAGTAGACATGCTGGAGATCTTGGGCCATGCTCGTAAACTGAGCATTTCCCAACAGGCCGGTAAACAGCTTCACCAGATCCTTGCGGTTCTGGAGAGTGCTGCGCTGGGGGATTTTAAACTCGAGGTTACCCTCGAGAAAATAGTCCACCGACGTAACGCTGTTACCACCTGTGTCAGTGGTAGTCTTGAGCACGGGCAAACGCATGGTCACGTTAAGCCGATACACAGTGACATTGCCGGACGGATCGACAAGCGTCATCCCAATGGTTTCAAAACCAATCGGGAGAGAGGCCGCCTGGTTCGCCCAAGCACCGGTATCACCCTTCACGCTCGATGGATTGAAAACGTGATTGACAGGGGTGGTTGCCGCATCGGGCAACGTAATTGCTGCAATAGCAGACATTGAGTTTCTCCGAAACTAAGGCCGCCTATTTGAAGAGGCGGAGGGAGGAAATGAATAGGGCAAGCGCATTAGAGATGTGCTCACCGTTCTTCGGAAACGGGTTCTTAAAACCTGGAAACCGCGGCAGGGGTGAACTACTATACAGCGTTCTCGTGAGTGCAATCTGGCGTTGATGATATGCGCCAGCAACGGTCAGGGCAATTTCTCCCGTCCCGCTGGTACCCGGTTTAGGGTACACCCACGAGTTAAACTGTCTGCGAAACAATCTCGAACACGTGCCAGCTCTGAATTTATACCCGAGGGCAGCATCAAAACCGGACAAGTAGCTTGCGATTGGTAAGAACCAATCCACGACAAACGAGAACGGTACCCTCTCCCATAACACCACGGCAGGATTGGTAATCCCGAGTGAGGCTAAGGAAGCTAGAAAGGGATTCTCCAGGTAATAATCTAACCTGACGAAGCACCCTTCCATCTCCTCTGAGACGGATTGCCCGCCCCAGCAAGCATTGCTGTTAACCAGATTCTTGGATCTAACAGTAACCTGGTCGCGAACTCTGCCCGTGACGGTCGTCATATAACGCTTCGGATCATCCTGGTCTGCTGCATGCAAAGCCGCAACAGCACCAAAGACGTCGGAGTATAACGGACGCCAACCATATTGCAGTTCTAACCACTTTTGCGAGAAATTCGAACCTCTTGGGGACTTGGGAGTCCTTCTGAGAGCTAAACCCCTCGCAACTCCGCGCATGTCGCCATTGCGGAGAGAACGTGCGGCCTTGGCGAGGCCATGGAGTGTTCCCAGGAGCAACTCTGTCGTTTCACCCCGTTCAGCAAAAGCAACGGCAAGATTAATCTTTTCGTTCTTCAGCTGATTGAGAGCTTTATTGACAGCACGAGACTCTAACCCCGAATTAAAACTCGGAATGGCCGGAGCCCCTATTGGGTAGTTCGAACCGACCGGAAGATCACCGACCTCGTAAACAGTAATTGAGGGCGGGTCAGCCGGGCGCAAAGAACGACCCACGGTACCCTGGAAATGGGTAATATCTCCTTCCATCAAGGTGCAGCTGTAAGGGTGAGGATCTTTCCACGCCGAAGGAGAAATAAACTTCTTCTTCGGGGGGTAGATCCAACCCACAATGCGGTCGTAAGTTTGACCGCCCCAGGTATATGTCCGAATTCGATGTTTCAGAGGAGTCTTAGCAGGCACGCTCGACGACGATACTACCTTCTTCATCTGCACCGGATTGTTAGTCACGGTGTCAGGGAGTCCGGAGAAAGCGTTATGAGCTATGGTCTGCCAGAGTCCCCCGATAGTCTTATTCGGAGGTATAGACATGGGTGCATCCTGATGAGTGGATAAAGGAGGTGTTTCGGCAGGAGACCTCATGCG